AGCAATCTTCTCTCTCTGAGTTCACTGCTCCCGATCAGTTCAAAGACTATGACGCACTGAAAAAGCGTCTGGACTATGTGCTGGGTAACAAGGGTACTCCTCGCTTCCAAGATGAAGAGTCTGTGATGGAAGAGCAAGAGTTTCGTGAGCAGAATCGTGGTTCATCTAATGATCTCACTAATGATCTCCGTGATGAACTGAATTCTCTTCAACCTACTCGCAGTTCTGCTGCTGCATCTTCTGACGATGATGAAGATGATGCTCTCGCATACTTCGCACGTCTTGCCGAAGAGTGAAGTCTGATTACTACATTGACCGTGTAAGTAAATCCGAAGCCGCAGAGTTACTTCTGCGGTTTCATTATTTGAAAGACTTTTCAAAAAGTTTCAAGTCAGGATATAATTACGGTCTCTATAAGAAAAACGAATTCTCACCTCTAAATATTGGTGGAATTCAGGGAGTGATTATCTTCACTGGACTTCCAGTTCCAGAAGTAGCGCAAGGAGCATTTGGTCTTGGCAGAAATGAACAACAAGGACTCTTCGAACTTTCAAGACTCTGCATCCACCCAGATACGCAGTCACAAGAGTACAACATTACTTCTTGGTTCGTTGCAAAGGCGATTAAAAGATTTAGAAGCGAAACAGAAGTCAAAGCAATTATCTCATACGCTGATAGTGATCGCCATAGTGGTACAATTTATAGGGCTTGCAACTTTAAGTATTGCGGTTTGTCAGATGCAAAGAAAGATTTCTACTATGCCGATGGCACCAAGCATTCACGAGGTAAAGTAAAAGGTGCTGAGGGAGAATGGAAAGACCGCTCCCGCAAACACCGATATGTTATGATGTTTGATAAGAAGTTGGAACTTTTATGGTCCAACTAAACGAGTGTTCTCAGTACGGATTAGTTTTCTATCCACATATTGAGAACTTTTTTTGTAGTTCATAATTTCTCTCATTTCATTTAAGTATTGTTGTAGATATGTTGGTTTCATTAAGAATATCTGTCTCTTCTCTTCGTTTTTCTTAGTTTCATATTCATAGTTTGAGACACCAATTACAGGATTAATGTCACCTGTCCCTGCATATTTTGTGTTCTCATAAGCACCGACAGCAGTATAAGAATTTGATGTTAATGTTGAATCATATGGTGCAGAAATTGTAAACTCTTTATTTACAATTTGACCGCCAGGAAGAATCAGTCTTCCCTTTGAATCAATGACAGTAACAGTTTCATAATGGTGAATATCATTTAGAGTATTTCCATATTTGTCATCAACATATTTGTATAACTCATAATTTGACAGTGGCCATTGATCTCTAATATTCGTAATTTCTGCTGTTAAGATTACAACCCAATCTAAGTCTGATGCTCCATAGAATGCTTCTGCAACATTATCTGGTCTTTGACCTTCTAAGATCGTGTACTTATCAAATAAGGTTACGTTATCTTGAACGTAGTCTTGAAGTTTAACTCTACGGAAAAGATTTTTAACTCTTACATATTCTTGTGATGAGATCTTATGTAAAAGATTTGATTGATATTCAAGATCTGGTAGCTCTCTGAAATAAGACATTAGAATCCTACACCTCCTGTTTCGTCTTGATAATCCTCTGCATAGATTGGGTTGATTTCCTTAAACTGCATTGCTACATTAATATGAACTGGTGTTCCGTCACCATATGTTGCATAAGTTCCAGAAGCAGTATAGTTCACTTGCAAATCAGTTAAAGCACAAACTTTAAATCTATTCAAGAATGGATGTTCTGCATTTCCTGTTTTATATTCAAGTTGGAAAAGGTTTGGAGATCCAATAAAGAGAGAGTTTCTTGCTCCCGATTTTCCTCCCTTTGGTGCCATTGATTCTTTCAGAATTCTAATAATCTGTTTAACCATTTCACCTTCTTGTGGATCTCTTGGAGTGAAATCAAATGAGAATGGAAATGCTCTTAATGTTACACCACTGAATAGCAATTCAAGATTTGACTGTAAGATTTGACCAGTTGATCTTGTAATCAATGCTTGTGGATTTACATTAGCACCCAACTGATTAATTGCGTTTCCAGCCAAAGCATTAGTAACAGCAGTTATTGTGCCAGAATCTATTCCTGGAAGATTCTTTGTATTAATCAAAGTTTTGACAGTTTCTTCAACTTTTCCCTTAGTAAGATTTGTTACAAGATTTAATCCAGCAACTTGAAGTGGATTTAATGTATCTTCAGCATAAGAAACCGTCAATGAATCACTAATTTGCTGTGGGATAGGCAAAGTTACATAAGCAATTCCTTGCTTCAATAGAGCATCTCGACCTTGTTCAGAATTAAAATAGTCTGACGATTGTGTTAACGCAGGGAGTTTTGCTATATTTGATCCTGTTGGAAGACCAAAAAGCTCAGAAGATCTCTGCTGTTGGAATATTTTTATCAACAAATGATCAGTCTTAGAATCAATCATCCTCAACGGATACCTATAAATCTTATCGTCTATAACCTTACCTTTACCATTTGTTTGTTGAGGATCATTTGTTGGATTCTGGGCAGACTTTCCCAAGTCAATTAAAGTCTTCCCTTCCGATGCCATTTTAAAGGCATTAGAACTAATTTCATCCAGTTGTTCTTGACTTATTGCCATTACAGACAGGTTTTTAGGTATTTAGCTACTCATAGCAAAATCTGCTAGGGGAAGTGTTAAAACGTCTCTAAGTTCTGATGGATAGATTTCATAAATGCCATCAGACACAACTTCACTAGAAAGATATTTTCTTACAGATTGTCCTCTGCCCAACCAATGGTAGTTTTGTGCAACCCAACCGTTTCCAAAGGGCATTCGCATTTGAACCACAGGGTTTCTATCGTATCTTATGTTGGGTGTAATAGCACGATAACGATAAACATAATATTTGCCTGGTATTGGTGCGTCTGCCTTTTCCAAAACCTGTAATAGTTGTGCCATTACAACATCTGGATCTCTAATTCCAATCAGACTATTTGTTACACTACGGATTCTATTTCGATTTTCGTCAGTGTCTGTTGGTCTATCTTTTGCTGGTCTTGGATCCTTACGTATTTCTTGCTCATAAACATTAGAACCTACGGCAATAGTCGGATCACTGCTGGATGTAACTTCACCAGTTTCATAAACATAATAATATTTTTTACCAACTTTACCACCACTCTTAATGGTTCTTGCTTCTGCCATTACTTAATACCGAGTTCTTTTTCTGTTAAGACTTTGAATTCCCACATACGATCTTTACAATATTCTTTTGCTGCTTGCCACTTTGCCTGATTTTTGGCATACTCATATGCCTCACCAAGATATTTTTTAGTCTGCCTCTTGGGTTTAGGTGGAGGTGAGCATTGTTTTAATGGTTTAACTTCAATCAGAGAACTTTTGATTTTACCATTAGAATCTCTATACTTAATAAAGAAGTCTGGAAAGTATCTATGGACTTTATTGTCAATTGGGGAACGATATGGAATACAAAACTCTTCCGACTGCCACTCTAATATATTTTCATTCAGATCACAGTAGCGGGCAAATTTTCTCTCCCATAAAGAACGATAGATGATATTGGTCGGGTCTCCCTTGTATTTTTGAGGATTTGATGGTTTGTATTTTCCCTTATACGACATCTAAATAACTATAACAATTACATATAAGATATTTAGAGTGCCTAGACCATTCCCGAAAAAAATATCTCAAATCAAACCAACTCTTACAAATCTGGCACAAACCTCTCATTATTTGATTGAGTTTGGTGGATTAGGTGCTAGTCTTAGAGAGCATTTAAGAATTAGGGGTATGGACTCTCGTTACATTGCTGAGTCTATTGGTTTATTGTGTAGTAGAGCATCTTTACCTGGAAGTGGATTTGCTACTACTGATATTGTTGGCAACTATATGGGAGTTGCAGAAAAGTTTGCACATACTAGAACATTTGTGCAAATGGATTTAGATTTTTATGTTGATAATTCTTACAAATCTCTGAAATTTTTAGAGCACTGGATGGATTTCATATCTAGTGGAAGTACAACTGATGCTGCTGGTGATAGAGTCAGTCCACTTCGTGATGGATACTATTTTAGAATGAGATATCCAATTGAGTACAAGTGCAATGAAACTAGAATTATCAAATTTGAAAGGGATTATAATAGGTATATTGAATATAGATTCTATGGTTTGTTTCCAATATCATTAAACTCAACACCAGTTTCATATGAGGGATCTAACATTCTGAAAGCAACTGCATCGTTTAGTTATGAGAGATATATTTCTGGTAGATCATATTCTTATGATGTTTACACAGGACGAGATAACAATAAAGAGCGACCTAGAAATCAATCGGATTCTGCTGGTGGAACTATTAATGGAATTCCAATCGCAGATACATTTAATGGCAATTTCAAACTAGATTCTGGAATTTCTGCTCCTGGAAATTCTGCGGCAGAAAGATATTATCAACTTTCTAATTTTAATTCAACAGCAGCATTCTCTCCTGGATCTTCAACAGGTTTTGATGTAAGTAGATCATTTGGTGTATTGAACGGATCTGCATATTCTAGTTCATTTGTTGGGGAAAGAATATTCTGATACTCCACTAAATAATTTTACTGAATTGTAAGGATTGTAATGCCTTTACCAAAAATTTCTACACCAACTTATGAGTTGGTAATTCCTTCAACTGGAAAGAAGATTAAGTATAGACCATTTCTAGTTAAAGAAGAGAAGATTTTAATCATTGCAATGGAGTCTGAGGACACATCTCAGATTACTAATGCGGTTAAAGATGTGATTAAAAGTTGCATCATAACTAGGGGTATTAAAGTAGAAGAACTTTCTACCTTTGATATTGAGTATCTTTTCCTTAACATTCGTGGTAAATCAGTTGGCGAGGAAGTGGAAGTTCTGATTACATGTCCAGACGATGGTGTAACCAAAGTTCCGATGACAATTAGTCTGGATGATATTCAAGTTCAGATTGATGAAAGTCATTCAAAGGATATTCGTCTTGATGATAATCTCACACTCAGAATGAGATATCCTTCAATGCAAGAATTCATCAAGAATAATTTTTCTGTTGAAAATGTTGGCGTTGATGGTACATTTGAAATTATTACTTCGTGTATAGAGCAAGTTTATAATGAAGAGGAGTCTTGGTCAGCGTCGGACTGCACTAAAAAAGAATTGAAAGACTTTGTTGAACAATTGAGTTCGAAACAATTTAAAGAGATTGAGAATTTCTTTTCTACAATGCCTAAGTTGTCTCATACAATTACTGTCAAGAATCCAAACACTGAGGTTGAGAATGAAATTGTTTTGGAGGGTCTAGCAAGTTTTTTCGCGTGAGTATGGCTCATACTGATCTTGAGTCATACTTTCGTGTCAATTTTGCCTTGATGCAACATCATAAATATAGCTTGACAGAGCTAGAAAATATGATACCTTGGGAGAAAGAAATTTACCTTGCTTTCCTCCAACAGTATATTGAAGAAGAAAACCTAAAAGCACAACAGAATGGTTGAAGTATCTCCACTCATAGGTAGATCCAGAAGAATATCCCCTGCTGCCTTTACTGGCAGGGCGTTACCTCCTGCCCAACCAGATCCTGTTACTACTGGTTTGATTAATAGGAATTCATTACAGTTAGGAGCAGTATCAAATCAGATACAAGGTCTTGCTAACCAGATGAATTCTTTGACTGCTTCATTACAAGTTGTTAGTCAAAACTTAGCAAATTCACAATCTTTAGAAAGGCAGAAAGAAGCACAGGAACAAGAATTAGAAAGAAGACTAGCAGAAGCAAAACTGCGAGAAGGAAAAGAAAGTCAGATTGAGAGAAAAATACAGGCAAAAACATTTGCTCCCCTTCAAAAACTTGCTGATACTGCACAATTTACTTTAGGGCGTCTTGGTGGATTCTTCGCATCACTTCTTGGTGGATGGTTATTAACCAAGGGTGTTGAGACAATCAAAGCACTCAGTGAAAATAATAAGGAAAAGTTAGAAGAAATTAGAGATAATGTAATAAAGAATTTATCAATAACTGCTGGAACACTTGCAATTTATAAGTCTGCCCTTGCTGCAATGCGAGGTAGATTTTCTAGATTTGGACTTTTACTTGGTGCAATTGCTTTAACTGGCATATTCATGCAACCAATAAGACAATTCTTAGGATTTCTTATTGATAAAGCTGGTGAAATAAAAGACAAAATTCCTGGTAATCAATATATACCAGGACTTAACCAAATTGACTTTGATGCTGCTGCTGATGCTGTAAGAGGAGAAAATAATACACAAGAACAAGGAGAAGAGCAACCTCCTCAAATAGATCCTGGCAAAACTGCTTCTGAACAGGGTCTTAATTATCAAGGAAATCCAACAGAACCATTAAATATTGAAAACCCTGATGCAAAGGGTGGTCCTTCTTTGGCAATGCCAACTGAAAATATCTTTGGTGAAAAGATCAATGAAGCGGCAACAAAGATGGTCAATGAATCGTTTACAAAAGATTTAAATCTTGTAAACATTGATTCTTCTATGTTCTTCAAAAATCAAAAAGAAGATACGCAACCAGATCAAGTAGAGACAACAGCAAAACCACAAGAAACTATGTTGGGTAAACCAGCAGAAGAATCTATTGATCCTAATGTGCCTGCACAATATGGTGAGAAAACAATTGAACCTATAGAAACACCAACACCTGTTGTTGAAGGTTCGGAAGAACCTCCAGCAATTGAAGGTGATTCTAATAAGATGTTCCAAGCAGATCAAATGAAAACTGCTGATACTGCATTCAATCTTGATTTAAATCTTAGTGATTCTATTTCTGGTGCTGAGAAATATGTTGCTAAATTTCCAACATTACCTGTTACTGAGATGTTTACTCCCATTAAGAAGGATGTAGACGTTTCTCAAAGAGTGGGACCAGCACCAGAACCTCCTGTGAATATCGTTCCAATGCCGGTTCAGAATCAACAGTCGGCACCACAGCAGCAACCAGTTGCAACTAGTCCTATTAATAATGCACCATCTTTTGCTACAAATAATAGAGATAACATCTATACTCTTGGTGCATATTCAAACTTTAATGTACTCCCAGTCTAATGGCAGAAGCACAAAGATCTCTATCAAAAAATAGTTCTAGTATAGATTCTATTCAGAAATCATTAAACTCTTTTGGCAAAAGTTTAAGAGTAGCAAACTCAACATCTTCTGTTATAATTAAACAGTTATCTGATGGAAATAAGGATAAGAAAGTAGCAATTCTGAAAAAAACAGAACTTTTTCAGAAAAGAAGAGAAGCAGTAAGAAGAAGGGAGCAAGAAGATCTTATTGAATCTGGAAAGGTAATTAGTCTTTCTTCATCTTATTCAAGAGGATCTAAACTTATTGCTAGTAGCACCAAGGGATTCCTTGGAAGAGTTATGGATTTTATTGGAACCATCATGGTTGGATGGTTGGTTAACAATCTTCCAAATATTATCAAAGGTTCTCAAAAACTTGGAGAAAGAATGCGAGAGGTCTTTGATACTCTTGTTTCTTGGAAAGATGGATTGTTTGTATACTTCTCTGATTTTACATCATTTTTACAACCAATAAAAACATCTATTACTGGTAATGACTTTGAAGATGATCAATTAGAAGCAAGAAAATCTTCAAATGAAGTTGATGTTGGATTGCAAAAAATTCGGAATGAATTGTATGGTATGTACGAATTTATTAGAGGTTTTGATTTATTAAAATCACTTGGATTATCTTCTGATGCTAATGCTGGAGAAATGCCAGGCGGAGGTACAGCGGGCGGAGGTACATCAGGCGGAACTGCTGGTGGGGGACGACTTAAACCACTCTTAGATTTGATTAGTTCTGGTGAATCACCAGGAGGTGGATATAGTGCAATGTACCCAAGTGAATCACATCCTCAGATTTTAGATATGACTATTAATGAGGTTGTTGCATTTCAAAAAGAAAAGCTGAAAGATGGAAGAAGATCAGCGGCGATTGGTAGATATCAAATGCTTTTTCCAGAAAAGTTTGCCGCTGCTGCTGGTCTCCCATTAACTGCCAAGTTTACTCCTGATAATCAGGATAAAATGGTCATTGCATATTTGAAGCAGAATAGAAGACTTGATGAATGGTTACAAGGTAAAATCACCGATGCTCAGTTTAGTGAAGAACTTGCAAGAGAGTTTGGTGCTTTTAAGAGTGCTTCTGGATATGTTTTACCAGGAAATACTGGTAGTATTGGATTTGATAAATTAAAACCAGTATTACAGCAAATTAAAAGTAGTCCAGCAACTACATCGGGAGAATCTAGGGGTGGTACTTACAAAACACCATCTGGAAATATCAATATAGATCCAAATAAGAGAATTTCGACAGGTAGTCGTGTTGGAGACACAATCAAGTCAGATTTCTTCGGTTCTATGGCTGCTGGTAGAACAAGACCACACGGTGGTGCTGATTATGCTTGTGACATTGGAACTTATATTGCTTGTAAACTTCCTTGTAAAGTTGTTGAAGCAAGGTGGCAAAAAGGATATGGATATTATACTGACATTATTATTCCATCTTTAAGTATTAGATTGAGATTTGCTCACCTTAGTGCGCAATTAATTACTAGTGGTAATGTTCCAGCAGGAACTCCATTTGCACGAAGTGGTAGTACTGGACGTAGCACTGGACCTCATATTCATATGGAGGCAACTGCAAATCTTAGTGGAACATCATATGGT